CAAAGTAACAGGTCATGGGTACTGGACAAAAGAAATGCCTGAATTAGACCTAGTTAAGCAAAAAGGTAAGAAGTTCAACAATGAAATGGAGAACTGTGCTATGCCTGAAGTGACTACTGCGGTCAATCTTATGCAAAGTACAGCCTATAAGATTAATCCATTTATTCTATCAGTTATGCAGAATGCTTGGGACAAAGGACTATCTATTGGCGGAATGCCACCAATTAAGAACCTTGATTTACCCAACAAACCACATGACATAGAGACTAACCCAGAAGCACTTAAAAAGTTTAAGAAAGATAGTGTCATTGTCCACACAGAGAATAACCGAATGGTATCTAAAAGACTTCTATATGCTAAAATTATATGGTTGGCAGAGAAGTTTAAAGACTATGCTACATTGTACTTTCCACTACAATTAGACTTTAGAGGTAGAGCTTATTGTGTACCTGCTTTTCTTAACTATCAGTCTATCAATGGTGCAAAAGCATTGCTTAATTTTAGTCAGGGTAAAGCTATCACAGAAGAGAACAGAGGTGTCTTTTGGTTAGCCGTACATGGTTCTAATATGTGGGGTAATGATAAGGTATCATTTGAGGACAGAGAAAAATGGTCTAACGATAACTTACAATGGATAACTGAATGTGCTGAAGACCCTATTGCTAATAGACAATGGGAAGACGCAGATAATCCTTTTCAATTTCTAGCATTTTGTGATGAGTGGAAAAGATACCATGAAACAGGTGATGGGTTTATCTCTCATATACCTGTCAATGTAGATGGTAGTTGTAATGGTTTACAAATCTATTCATTGCTATTGAAAGATAAAGTTGCAGGTAAGCTAGTTAATTGTTTGCCTAGTGAGATACCACAAGACATCTACCAATTAGTAGCTAACGAAGTAATTAAAACTTTGAAAGTGAAAGCTAGTGAGGGAGACCCATTGGCACAGAAATGGTTAGACTATGGTGTCAAGCGTTCAACTTGTAAACGACCTATTATGACAATCTGTTATGGGTCAACTAGATATTCTTGTACTGACTTTGTAGTAGAAGATTTAACTAAAAGAAAAGACAAAGGAGAAATGCACCCATTTGATGACATGTTCAAACCTGCAACATATCTGTCTAAAATTATTTGGGCAAGTATAGGTGAGAACTTAAAATCTGCTAGGGTTGGTATGGATTACTTACAAAACAATGCAAAGGTAATTGCAAAAGAAGGAATACCTATTCACTGGGTTACACCTGTAGGCTTTCCTGTGTTTCAATACTATCCTGAAATGAAAAGCAAAAGAGTACGTTCTCATTTAATGGGAGAGGTGTTTGCACCGCAGATAAAAGAGGAGACAAAAGAAACTGACAAGTTGAGAAGTAGAAATGCTGTTGCGGCAAACTACGTTCATAGCTTGGATAGTGCTTGTATGATTAAAACTGTCAATATTGCAAAAGCAAAAGGTATTGATAATTTTTGTAATGTGCATGATAGCTTTGCAACACATGCGTGTGACATTGATAAGCTAAATGTATCTATCAGAGAAGCCTTTGTAGAAACCTTCAGCAAAGACTTGTTAGGTACTTTTAAGGTAGATGTAGGAAGATTGTTAGATGATGAGACTAGAGGCAAACTACCTACAATCCCTGAAAGTGGAGACTTGGAGTTAGATTTACTGTATCAATCCAAGTTTTTCTTTGCCTAAACCTATGCACTGTCGGATAGTAAAGTTACACTATTAGTAAATCAACAATCAAAAGAGAAAACACAGAGAACAACAACAATAAGGAAAAACATGAGTAAACAAACATATAACAAGATTGTAACTCCAGTAGGAGTTAGTCAATATTGTTGGCTTAATCAGGCTGACACTAAATTTGATAAAGAGAATGGTGGTCACTTTAAGACTAACCTAATTATCAAAGGGTCTGACGCACAATCACTCATCAAATCTGTTAATGATGAGATGAAAGTATCTTTAGAAATGGCAAAAGAAAAGTCTAAAGGTAAACCCCCAAAAACAGCAAACATGCCTTTTGAAGAAGAGTTTGTAGAAGGTAAACCAACTGGAAACATAATCTTTAAATTCAAAGCTAAAGCAAAAATTATGATGAAGTCTGGTGACGTAATAGACATCAAGATACCAATTTTTGATAGCAAAGGAACACCTATGAAAGAGCAAGTATGGTCAGGTTCAGAAATGAAAGTTTCTGCTGACATGATACCTTACTACACTGCAATGGCAGGTGCAGGTGTTTCATTGAGATTAAAGGCAGTGCAGATAACTAAATTAGTTGAAGGCGGAGCAGGTGCAGGAGCAAAAGGGCATGGCTTTGAAGAAATTAAAGATGGTTATGTTGCACCTGAAGTAGAAACATTTGAGAATGAAGTACAACCGAGCAACACTGACTTCTAATCAAGTAGGACTTAAATATGGTTTTAGGTCTGGGCTAGAAATAGCTATCTCACAAGAGTTAGACGCTAATAGTGTAAAGTATGATTATGAGAAGGTTAAATTAACTTATGTTAAACCTACGAAAGCTCATTCTTATACCCCAGACTTTTACCTTAAAGAACAAAACATTTTTATAGAAACAAAAGGATTGTTTACATCAGCAGACAGACAGAAAATGCGTCTTGTCAAAGAACAACACCCAGATAAAGACATTAGATTTGTCTTTAGTAATTCACGAAGCAGAATATCAAAAAAATCTTCTACGACTTACGCTATGTGGTGTGACAAGTATGGTTTTAAATATGCTGACAAACATATTCCATTGGAGTGGTTAAATGGACAATAATTACAGAGCAAGAACCGATTTTATTGTTGTGCATTCAACTAAAACAAAATCTAATCAAGACTTAAATGCAAAAGATGTAACTTTGCTACATAGGAAAGAAGGTTTCTTTCATAACGCTTTTCATTTTATAATTAAAAGAGATGGTACAATAGAAGAAGGAAGACCAGAAGATATGTCTGGTGCTATATTGCCTATAAACCAACCTTTAATTACTAACCAAAATTCCATAGCGATAGCTTTAGTCGGCGGATTAGCTGATGATGGAAAAAGTCTCGACACTAACTTCACAATTAAACAATACGCTTCGTTGCGTGAACTTGTAAAAAAGTTGAAAGTGAAGTACAAAGTTGAGGTAGTGGGTTGCAGAAATGCAATTAACTCTAAATCGTGTATGTCTTTTGACGTACTGTCGATTGTTGATTGAGACGCTCCTAGTTAGAAATAGCTAGGGGCGTTTCGTATTTATGAGGTAGTAGAGGGAGACTGAAACTACCTCTTTCCCCAATATATCACCCAAAAAATTTTATGACCCAAACTGAAAGTGAATTTTTATATCACACATCATGTGACAACTGCAATTCTTCAGATGCAAACTCTGTTTACTCTGACGGACATGCCTATTGTTTTTCATGTAACACAACAACACAAGGACAATCAACAATGGAGTTAACACCAATTACAAAACAAGAAAGTAATTTTATTAAAGGCGAACACTTGCCTCTCAATAAAAGAAAAATTAATTTAGACACAGTACAAAAATATAACTATCAAGTAGGTGCATGGTTTGCACGTCCTTGCCATATTGCTAATTATTATAATGATAGCAAAGAGTTAGTTGCACAAAAATTAAGATACCCTTCCAAAGATTTTCAATGGTTAGGCAATCCTAAAGAAGCAGGATTGTTTGGACAAGAAACTTGTAGAGGTAAAGGCAAATACATAACTGTTACTGAAGGTGAGATAGATTGTTTATCAATCAGTCAAGCCTTTGGTAATGATTTTGATTTTGTCTCTATCAAAACAGGTGCGGCAGGTGCAAAAAAAGATATTCAAAAATCACTCGAATTCTTGGAGGGTTATGAGAATGTTATCTTTATGTACGACCAAGACGTACACGGCGTTGAAGCGGCAGTAGAATGTGCAAAACTTCTAACTCCCAACAAAGCCAAGATAGCTTCTCTTCCACTCAAAGACGCTAACGAAATGTTGTTAGCAGGTAAAACAGAAGAACTTAAAAAAGCTATGTGGAATGCAAAACCATATAGACCTGATGGTATTGTTTTAGGTTCAGAAATCTTTGATGACATAATGAAAGAAGATAACTATGTCACTGCACAATACCCTTTTAAATCTCTTAATGATAAGACACATGGATTAAGAAAAGGTGAACTAACAACTATCACAGCAGGTACAGGTGTAGGTAAATCATCTTTCTGTCGTCATGTAGCATTAGATTTATTAAAACAAGATTTTGGTGTTGGCTACATTGCATTAGAAGAAAGTATTAAACGAAGTGCATTAGGTATTATGGGTGTACACCTGAAGAAACCTTTGCATTTAACAAGAGAAGGAATAAGTGAGACACAACTACAGGAAACTTTTAAATCTACTATTGGTAATGGGAATTTTTATTTATATAACCATTTTGGCAACACAGTCGCCGATAGCCTTCTTAACAAAATAAGATATTTAGCAAAGTCATGTGAAGTAGACTTTGTAGTATTAGACCATTTACACATGGCATTGTCTGCACTTGGAGACGAACACACAAGTGATGAAAGAAAACTAATTGATTACTTTGTAAGTAAATTAAGAACACTTGTAGAAGAAACAGGTATAGGAGTTATTCTTATATCTCACCTTCGTAGGTCAGAAGGCGATAAAGGTTTTGAAGATGGCAAAGAAGTTACTATGAATAGTCTTCGTGGTTCAGCTTCTATAGGTCAGTTATCAGATTTAATTATTGGTATTAATAGAGATATTAAGTCAGATAAAAAATTAGCAAATCTAACAATACTAAAGAATAGGTTTAGTGGTGAAACAGGTAAAGCCTGTACATTGTTATATGATTTAGACACTGGTTGTCTGTCAGAAACAACACCTGACGTATTAGATGACTACTAAAAGAGTTACAGCAAAGCAAAAGAAAGATGCTTTGTTTTGGTCTGGGTTAG